CAAGCATTTCGTCAAACCGAACATACATTGCTTTTATCTTTACGTTGCTCATGCCTCAGCCCTCCCGAAAGAATTTGATAAATAAAGGCCACCCGAAATGACAGTAACTACGATTAAAACCTCAGCCTCCAGTGGAGTAATCAGTTTTTTGTTAGCCAGCACAATCAGTCCGGCTAACAGCGCAATCAGCGCGAAGAATACCAATGGTTTTTTCATGACAATGAAAGTTTAGTATTGTTTACATAGTCTTTCAGAATGTCGCTCATGCAGTTTTCTTCAAGAAATTCTTCGGCACTTGCGTAGCTCTGATATTGGTTGTGTTCGCCTCCGGTAAATTCATCAGCGATAAAGCTGTAATGATTTGAGATGAACTGATATAGTTCGTCACGGCTGATAGTGATATCAGTAAAGTTGTCGTCCTGATCGTAGATAGTTACTTCGATCACATCGCCATCGGTGTAATCTTCAATGAAGTAGCATTTCTTTGTAATGGTGCGTTTTAACACTTCTCTGGCTGCTGCAATTTTCGCGGCTCCTGCTGCGAGAATTTTTGTTGACTGATTGATAGAATTTGTGTAGGTTTGCATAGTTGTTGAAAATTATTTTATGAATTGGCTCGGTTCCCGCCGGGCCTTTTTTATTTAAAATATTCTGCTTTAGTTGGGTCAGCTTCTATTATTGCTTCGATCCTGTTTTTGTATTTTTTTAAAGCTTCCCGGTGAAGTTTAGCTTCATATCCAATAGACCAAACAGATATACCATTATCCTTTTTAGTGGCTGTCTTGCTGATATTGGAATGAATTAACTGCATTATTTTATCCTCCAAACTCTTACTTCACCGGAGCCGTCACGCATGGTTCTCATTGTGAACTGTTTTTCCTTGTCGGTACGATCTTCAACCCTGGCCATTGCGCTATACCATTTCGATTTACTTTCACCGTTCACTAAAATGTTTGCGCCAACCACTAACTCATCCAGTCGCTCAGTGGCACTTTTAGGCATGTCTATTGTTTCTGTTGAATTGAATTGCATATCTTTGAATTAATTACAATGCTAATTTACGGTTATTTTACATATTGTCAATACATTTTGTAAAATAATTTACAAAAAATGATACAAATCATATAACACATTGACTATCAACGGGGAAAATTTAAAAAAGGCTGTAAGGTCAACAGGAATGACGGTTCAAGAAGCTGCCGATAAGCTGGGTGTGTCCCGGCAGATGCTTTACATCTATTACAAAAGTGGGGAATTAGAACCCGACCTTTTACAAAATGTCCGGGAAAAATTGGGGATTGATTTACACAATGTAAAAGAAAATTTTATCAAAGCTGATAATTTATCAGATGTAACAAATCAAATACCTAAATCTAACGGTTTGATAATTGGCGAAATAGGACAAGGTGACGAAGAATCGCCATTTATTCAAATAGGACCTGATCAATATATAATGGTTGTTCCGCTTGTTCCTATTAAAGCTCAGGCCGGATATATCAATAATTATAATGACGAAAATTACATTCAAGAAAACTTCACCCAAAAACATTCATTCGCTGTGAGCCGGGTATATCGCGGTAAGTACATGGCCTTTATAGTTGACGGCGATAGCATGGATGACGGGACAAAAAACTCAATACCCGAAGGCAGTACTGTTACAGGCCGGGAAATTCAAAAGCACCATTGGCGAAATAAATTCCATATTCACCGGTACCAGGATTATATCATAGTTCACGAAGATGGAATTTTCGTCAAACAAATAACAAAGCATGACACCGAAAAGGGAATAATAACCTGTCATTCTTTAAACCAAAATAAAGAAATATACGCTGACTTCGATTTAAACCTCGATCAGTGTTTACAAATATTCAATGTAGTTAATGTTACACAAACCAAATAAACCCTATCAAAATGAAAAAGATATTTTTTACGCTATTAATTTTTATCCCTTTTTGGGGATTGGCTCAAACTCAATTTAAGTTAAAAATTGACACACCTAATAAAGCCGCATTTTATCAGGAAGTTGTTAAGATAGATACTTCCTTAAATGACGATCAGATTAAATCAAGAATCAGAAAGTTTTTAGCGAATAATACAATGGCCTCAAATATTGCCATTGAAAACAATTCATGCGTTTATACCTCTATTCAAAATCTTATTATTCCGCAGGGTTTAGGATCAATGCAGTTTCAGGTTCGTTATACGGTAACAATAGATTTTAAAAAAGGAAAATACCGATATACTTTTTCAAACATTGAAATTCTTTACAATACCCTCATAATGTCACACCTCGAAAGAAAAACGCTTTATGAGGAATATAAAGCCACTAATGAGGGTAAAAATTATGACAATCATGTTAAAAGGATTATAGCACTCGAAAAACATATTGACGATGTGACTACTAACCTAAAACTGATTATGTCTGAAAATTCATCTATTACAAAATCAGATTTTTAATGATGGTCGCTTCAAATACCGCAAAAGCTATTAATCCAAAAACCAAATTAAGCCCGATTCAAAAAAGGTTTAACCAGGTTTATAATGAATGGAAAGCCGAACAGCCCTACAAACAGCGAAGCTTGATACACTTTTCTGAAAAGATGGGGATTAGTGTCGGTAGCCTTCACAATATGCTTACCGGAAAATATGAAGTAACCCGCTCAACCATTGATGCAGTAGTAAAAATATTAGGTTATAGCCCAGAATGGTTTATCGGTGGATCTGGCGAAAAGAAAGGAAATGTAAAAGACACGAAGCTGATACACGAAATTCAACTTTTGCGGACCGAACTTCAAATCATGCGCCAGGAACTCGATGTGATGAAAGCCAGGATGAAAGCTTATGAAAGATAAAACGGACTAAAAAACGGTGTAAATATCTACCTGAAAACATGGCCAAACCCTGCAAAAAGCCGCTTTTTAATACACAAAGCCGAAACGACGACAATTCGAATCTCGTTCTGGGCACTATTCAACCTGCTTTAAACCCATCAAAAACAGGGTTTTTAAAGAAAAACAAAAAAAACGGAGTAAAAAACGGACTAAGTTTTAAAGACTTTCGGAATCAATTAATGGGCCGTTACAGATTACCATATAAATCACCTAAAATAGTTCGATGCAAAAACGGTGATTGGTTTGTGCAGTTCTATTACTTCAATAATTTAACAGGCAAATTCAAAGCTTTTAAGACACGATCAGGAATAAACTATATAAAGGAAGCCGCCGAAAAAGAACGTGCCGCCGCCGAACTTTGTAGCGATGTATTGCGATGGCTGAAGGCAGGTAATAGTCCGTTTGATAAGGAAAAACGAATAATCCAATATATCGAAAAAGCCGAAGCTGAGATAAAAGAAAAGAAAGTAAAATTCTGGTCCATAACGGAAGCTATTATCAGGTTTAAAACTTTTACGGCAAATCAGAACTATTCGCCTCGCACAATTCATACCTACAATAATTATTTAGCTGATTTTATTGAATGGATCAAAGCAAATAATTTAGGATATACCCCGGCGAAAGACTTCACAGAATACCAGGTGCAAAAGTTTTTGAACAGCAATGGTCATAAATGGTCGGCCCGGACTTTCAACAACTACCTGAAATTTTATGCAGGGTTTTTCAATCGTTGTCACAAATTAGAGAAAGCAATTCATCGGGGGGTAGTTTACACTTTTGATATTGATAATGTGGATCTAAAAATCACAAAGTCACAAAAGAATAAACCATATACGCCGGTACTCGCAAATAAAATAAAAGAGGCATTGCGGAAAGGTGACGTTAACCTAAAAGAGTATATCGAATGGATATATTTATCCCTTATGCGTCCGGCAGAAATCAGGGCTTTGAAAGTTCAAGATATCGACGAACAATCCCGGCATATAAGGATAATTGGCAAAACAGGTGATCGGCTAATACCTATCTCTGATCAGTTACTTTCTTTGGTCCGCAAAAGGTGTAAAACTGCATTGCCTGGGGATTATGTTTTTGGTGAAGCTGGCAAAGTTTCAGCCCATAGAATGAGTGTTGACTACTTCCTGAATAAATACCGGGCTTTGTTGAATAATCTCAACATTAGCGACGATTACGGCCCTTATAGTTGGAAAAGTACCGCAATCTGTGACATGATAAACGCAGGGTTTACCGATAAAGAAATAATGGTTCTTTCAGGTCACAAAACACAAAAAGCCTTTGAAATTTATAAACGGGATTTAGTGATAGATAACAGTCATTTGATGAAGGGTAGTGTTTTGGAGTTTTAACAAAAAAGCCGGAAACCTCGCGTCACCGGCTTTGCTAAACAAAAACTGATTTATGAAAAAAACTACTTCGCTTTATAATATGTGAATGGGTGCCGTGAAACGGTATCGTTATTCGGAACTATGTACTTTTCAAACTTTCCAGCGTAGCGTAATTCCTTAATAGTATAAGTCGGGATTGCTACATTATCCGGTTTTAAATATCCGCTGACCCCCTGCCAGTAAACTTTAACTTTTACAGGTTGATTTAATGATCGTGTGTAGTTTTCAAGCTGTAGCCAAACAAGCCTGTTATTGTTGGGCCGCTGAGGGAATGTATTACAGAAATCGAATGAATTATACTCGTCGGTTTTATTTGAATTTTCATCCGAAGCGTCGCAATTATGGCCTATGTCATAACCCGATTTAGCATAATCCTTTGATAAATTCGGTCGGCCTCCGGTCGCGTGAAATCCAGCCGCCCTGCCAACTACTTTTTTATGAGGGGCAGCCGTCCAGATAACGCTGTCAGGAATTAATGTTTTCGGATTCCAATAGCTTACATAACCAGGATATTTAATGACCTGTTGCTGGGCTAATGCAGCCTGACCGCATGAAGCAAGAAGCGAAAAAAAAATGAAGATTAGTTTTTTCATGGTTTTTTATCCTCAACTAATTCCAATGAAATTTCCTTGTGTGTGCCGACGTTAAATACAACCGGAGTTTTATCCGATATTTCGCTCCCATCGTAAACGGTGTTACCAAGCAATGCTAATTCTTCCGGTGTAAGTGCATTTAACATTTTAACCATTGCAATAACCTTTTTAAAGTTATCGTAATCTTCCTGAGTTAAAAGGTTTTCACCGCATTTAGGGCAAGGTTTATTTAGCCATAATCCTACGTCATCCAGTTGCACCGATGGGTCTTTATAATCACAGTTAGGATTATCGCAAATAATACCGTCATTGGACGTAAGCCGTATGTTTTCCATTATTTAGCCCCTTCTATTGATGATCCCTTTGCCAACACACTATCCAATTTAACCCGGTTAGGCAATTCTTTCAAATATGCCTCGATGCCTTTGAATAGCTGAACTTGTTGCTCCGGCTTCGCGGTTGGATCGTACATCTGAAGTCTTTTATACTCGTTCAGCGAGTTTACGATTTGCTGATAGTCGTTAATTGGCACCGTCACAAAGTAATTATACTTTGGCTTTGAGGTGTCGGCCTTTGCTTTGGTTTGTGCTTTTAAAATGGTCGAAATCGAACAGATTAAAACGATAGCTAATATTACTTTTTTCATTTGTTTTTAAAATGTTTATAGTCATCGATAATGGATTTTCCAACACCCCAAACATATAAGGCGCAAATAATGAAACCTATTATCCAGACAATTAATTCCACAATTTTGTTATTTAAGTAAACAAGCCGTGTACTTCTGTCCGTAATTACCCAAACGGTAAAAGTCGGTATTTTCCCTTCCGGCCTGTTTATGCGATTGATTTAAGATACTGGTTCGGCTGCGTTCGGTGTTGCTACTCCAGTAACTACGGTCGGTACCGGCGCAATGGTTACAACTTTAGGTTTTACAAGGTTAGTGTAAACCCATTGAAGCAATGTTAACACAACTTCAAACGGAGTTTCTTTCCCCGCCAAAATTGAACCTAGTAAACCTGCTGCACCGCTTATAATCGCTGGCCATGTAGACGAATCCAAAGATTTAAGGTGGGCCTGAATAAGAGCAATAACACCAGGCAAATCAACCGGAGCTTTGTCGGCAATTAAATTGAAACCTTTTGCAACGGCAACAAGTCCGTCATAGATGTTTGTTTCGGTCGGGAATGTCGCTTCGATTGTCGCTGCAACTGCGGCAGGATCAGCGTCGACACCTGCATTGATAATGTGTAGAATTTCAGATCCGTTAAGGATTGAATTTTGGGTTGCAACGGGAAGCTTTTCCCATGCCGCTTTTGTCGAGTTAAAAAGCGATAAAAATAGGTGACTGAGGAAACTGAAAATTGACATTTTGATTTTTGTTTATGGTTAATTGATAATTCGTTACTCTTTAAAGTGCTGCCAGTTGTTCAATGGTGCCGTTGAAATAATCAAGATCAAGACTGCCACCCTTTACACCTCCTGCCATTGTACCATATTGGCTATATTGCCAAAAAGTCCAATCATTCCATCCGTGAGGCAATCCCGGAGGTGTTGGCTGATATGATGCGAGCCAAAGTGGATTATTAGGCCAACTTTGGCTATTCAAATAATCGTTAAAAAAGTTCTTATAGGAATAGATAACAACCTTGCGCTTAGTTTCAGCCTCAACGATGTTAATCCAATCGGTAACGAGCTTTATAAAAGCTGGTTTGTTTTTGGTGATGTTTGCATTTAACGCTGCCGGTACCTGGTCCTCAACATCGAGCATCGGCGGCAATACGTTCGGCAAACTCCAATCCACGCCACGTGAAAGGAAATTATCTACCTGATCATTTACGCTGTCAGTCGCTGTCAAAAAGTGATAGGCGCCATGCAATAAGCCTTTATCCCTTGCAGCTTTCCAGTTGGCCTGAAATGCTGGATCTTGAAACTTTGCGCCCTGAGTAGCTTTCAGATAAATAAACTTTACTTCCGGGTCTAAATGGTCGAAATTAAAGCCATCGTTTTGATGGCTAATATCAACGCCTTTAATGTAACCTGCCATTATTGAGCGTTTATGTCCGCAACCTTTTCAATTACACTATCAATAGTTTCAGGCTTTGCCGGAGCTACTACTTGCTGATGAATAGCACCAACTTGTGATTTAATGGTTGATAAATCAGACAATGCAGATAACGGATTGTTGACAGCGCCGTTTACCATACCAATATCGGTAACAGCAAACTGAGAAAGGCCAGCACAACCTAAACACACTTTATAAACCGTGTCGGTTATTTCCGCGGGTATCAATTTCTGCAATGCCAGGTAAGAAACAACTGCCGCCAAAGCAAGGCATATCTTTTGAACTTTTAACCAAAACGGAGGCGTTTCGCTTGAAATACGCTGCCACAAGGTAGGATTTGAATTTGCCATAAAATGTTTAAAATAAGCTAACGGGGTGGGAGTCGAACCCACGACTACAGAGCAACTAAAGCCAGTCGTTTACTCTGTCCGCTAACCATCTGCGGCACCCGTTCATGTTTCAATAGTGATACTAAGGTAAATAATTTATTTTCAAAATTTTCATTTAATTGAATATTTTTTTGTAAATTGTTTCATATCGATATTAAGCTTTTCACGGAGTTTGCGGCAAACCTGATCGATTTCGGCTTGCAGTCGTTCCTTTTCTTTGATTAGTTCGGGTATTGTTGGTTCTGGTTTAGTCACAAGCTTATATAAGTCGTCTAAGAAATCGTTTTGATTATCGAATGTTTTGGCTTTAAAATAGACAGGAATGCCGAATATAGTCCGGTATCGAATTATACAGTAGATGTCATTCTGAAATTTTAAAACCTTGTGTTTCATGTTGCCGCTGGCTGCTTAAAAAAATCAAATGGTATTCCTTCCTTTTCTTCATTCTGTGCAAGCATATTAACTGCGAATTTTATAGCCATTAAATGATCTTCTGTTCGGTCGCCCATTTCGTAAAATGCAAGATGCCGATGTAAACTTTCTAAAACCGCCTCCGAGGGTTGCCCCAGCTTCC